TGAGACACGCCGGGCGTCGGCACGTTCACACTCCTCCGCGAGCTGGTCGACCTCATCCGCCCCCGCCCAACGGTCCTCATCATGAGCCGCCGCACCCGTCGCGGCATCCAGAAGCTCGCCGTGTCTCAGGGCTGGGACCTCGCCCTCACCAACGTCGCCGGCATCGACCGCCAGGTCCAGACCTTCAACGAGGTCCCCATCCTCCCCTGCGACTTCATCACCGACACCGAGACCATCGCCTCCAGCGCCTTCGCCGCCAAGACCGGCGGCACTGCCTCCAGCATCTTCGCCTGCCGCCTCGCCGAAGACGGCCTGTTCGGGATCTCCGCCGACGACCCCAACGCCCAGGACGACCTGGAGCGCATCATCCAGATCGAGGAAGTCGGCGCCCTGGAGACCCAGGACGCCCGCCGCACCCGCCTGAAGGCCTACACCGCCCTCTGTGTCAAGGCCAGCCAGGCCATCGGCCGCATCGACGGCATCAGCTCCGGCGACTGGACGAACTAACCATGGCGGGCATATGGTGCCCCCGCTGCCAGACCAAGACCCTCCTGGAGCAGGACGACCAGAGCTGCTCCAACTGCGGCCGCAAGCTCGTCATCGCCGCGCCCACACCGCCGCCGCCACCAGCACGCGGCCCACGCCCCAAGAAACCCACCGCCCGAACCGCCTAACGGAGCGCCGCTAGGTGCCGACAACGCTCGCCACCATCCGGGGCCGCCTCCAGACCGTCCTCGACGACGCCGCCGCCGCCGTCTGGACCACCGCCGAGCTCGACCAGCACATCCAGGACGCCCTCCGCGACCTCTCCCACCGCATCCCCCGCGAGCGCACGACCACCATCGCCACCACCGCAGGCAGCCGCGCCGTCGCCCTGACGACGCTCACAGAGCGCGTCCGCCTCATCGCCGTCGAATGGCCCACCGGCAGCGACCCCAGGTCGTTCGTGGACTTCTCCGAATGGACCGACACCCTTCGCATCGAAAGCGTCTCCGTCCCCGACGGCTCCAACTGCACCATCTACTGGCAGAGCCTTCACAGCATCAACGGCACCGACACCCTGCCCGAGGACTACGACGACGCCCTGGTCCACGCCGCCGCCGCCCGCGCCTGCGACCAGCAGGCCGCCGACAGCACCAACACCCTGGCCACCGGCGGCCCCGGCTCCGTCGCCGACTGGCGCCGCCTGGCCGCCCACTTCCGCGCCCGCTACGAGGAGCGTGTCGCTCCCCGTCGCGGCATCCGCCACAAGCGCCTCTACGCCCCCGCCGAGCCCACACCCACCCAAAACACCGACCCAGGGCCGTAACGTGCGCTCCATCTCCGGCGCCCTGGCCGCCGCCCAGAAGGCCCGCGTCCGCAGGCCCTACCTCCTCACCACCGTCAGCGACCGCTTCGCCGGCATCCGCCGGCTCCGCTGGACTCAGTGGTACGCCGGCGCAGAGCCCGATAACGGCCACGCCGCGATCGTCGCCGCCGACGGCAGCCTGACCCGCGCCCGCTTCGACGGCACCACCCTGTACCGCTCACGCGTCACCACGCCCACCAGCGGCAGCACCTACAGCTCGTGGTCGGCGTGGAGCGCTCCCGTCACACCCCTAGCTAACATCATCGCCTTCGCCAAGGCAGGCTCCACCCTCTGGGCGTTCATCGTCAACAACGCCACGCGCACCCAGGTCCACGCCTCCACCAGCACCGACAACGGCGTCACCTGGAGCGCCTTTGCCCTCGCCTGGACCAGCGGCGCAAACGTCGAGGGACTCGCGGCCGCAGGTAAATCAGACGGCAACGTAGTCGTAATCTCCCACGGCCCCAACCCCAACCTCGACGCCTGGCGCTGGAACGGCACCGTCTGGACAGGCTACGCCGGACCCACCACTCCCTTTCACCACGGCCAAACCGTCTTCCACTCCGGCGACTGGAACGTCATCGCGGCTCAAGAGGACGCGACCGCAGCTATCCCCATCTGGAAGATCACCCAGTACATCTTCGGCGACGGCTACAGCCAAGCCCCGAACACTTGGAGCTCCGGCGTCGTCATACACTCAGCCATCAGCGCATCCGGCATCTCCCTCCACGCACCCCACGCCGCCAAACCCGACGTTGCCCGCGCCACCTTCCGCCAGCAGTTCACCGGAACCGTCGCCTACGACCGCACCCACCAGACCAACCAGCCCGCCACCGCCGCCTACGCGGACGCCCTCTGGCGCGAGCCCGTCCCCCTCAACATCACCGCCCTCTGGGGCGTCGCCATCTCCTACGACGCCACCCAGGTCTTCCTCACCACCGCCCGCTACGTCTACCAGGCCCCCATCGCCGACAGCATCACCGACATCACCGCCCGCGTCGTCAGCGCCGACCTCTACGAGACCGGCGGCGCGCCCGCCCTCTCCGAGCTCGTCATCGATAACGCCGACGGCGCGTTCACCACCCCTGGCAGCGGTGCCGCCGTCGCCCTCACCAAGGGCGCTGAGGTCCGCATCAGCCCCGGCTACGACGCCGAAGCCTCCGCCGGCCCCGCCTACTACGTCGAGGCCATCACCCACGTCTACGAAGGCGGTCGCGCCCTCGTCAAGATCACCCTCGCCCCCGTCTGGGCCGCCCTCGCCCGTCACCGCTTCCCCCGCGCCCTCGAGTTCGCCGCCGCCACCAAGAACATCTTCGGCCAACTCCAGTACCTGCTCGCCCGCGTCGGCTACGAGCTGTCCTCCAGCGGCGCCAGCGCCGCCAGCGCCAACCTCTACCCGCCGCTCGCCCTACCACCAGGGACCTCCGCACTCACCGCGGTCAGGCGCGTACTTGACCGCCTCCCCGACCGCATCAACGCCCGCGGCGAGTTCCTCTTCCTGAACGAACCCCTCGCCGCCGACGCCGCCGACGCCACCTACGGCCAGCCCCTCACCACCGAAGACCAGGCGATCCACGCCGCCACCTACACCGACGCCCTCAAGGACGCCAACCACCTCCAGGTGTTCGCCGCCGCCGACGGCACGATCGTCGCCGAAGACGTCGACTACACCGAGACCGCCCTCCTCTACTCCGCGCCCCGTCAGCGCGCCGACCCCTACCTCACCGCCGGCGCCGACGCCACCGCCCGCGCCGCCGCCGAGCAACGCCGACAGACCATCGACACCACACGCGGCGACACCATCACCGCCCCCGTCCACTGCGGCCTCGAGGTCAACGACATCATCGCCATCACCGACGGCCGCCACGGCCTGAGCGCCGCCAAGCGCCGCGTCCTCAGCCTCCGCACCCTCTACCGGCGCGGACCCGGCGGCAAGGCCAGATACGACCACGTCATCACGCTGGGAGCGCCGTGAAAAACGACCGCCTGAGAGCCACGACAAGCCCCCTCAAATCCACCGCCCCATACCAGGAGACCCCGTGACCCAGCGTTTCGGCGACGACCCCCAGTCCATCCCCGGCGCCCGCATCATCGCCAAGGCCATCATCAAGACCTACGCCGCCGGCACTCACAAGGCCGACGTGCAGCTCGTGGGATCCCACCCCACCATCATCACCGCCATCCGCGTCGCCACGGACATCCCCGCCGCCGACGTGGTCGCCGGGCGTCAGTGCACCGTCCTTTTCCTGGACCCCGCCAACCAGGACGACGCCGTAATCCTCACCATCCAGGGCGCCCTCCCCTCCGGCGGCGGCGGCGGCGGCGGGACCGCCTCCGACACCGTCGTCTCCGAGACCACCTTCGGCCTGACCCCCGCCCCAGGCATCGCCACCCCTTACAGCCGGGGCGACCACACCCACGGCAGCCCCACCGACCCCGTGACCGCGCACGTCGCCGCCGCCGACCCGCACACGGTCTACGGCGCGCTCGCCCAGGCCGAGACCTGGGCCGCCCTGCAGACGTTCAACGCCGGTATCCAGCTCGCCGCCAACCAGCAGATCAAAGACTCCGGCGGCGCCGGCCGCATCCTCCTCACCGCCTCAGGTGGCTTCCCCCTCGCCCACATCACCCTCACCGGCAACACCAAGATAACCGGCTACGTCTACATGAAGGACGCCACCGTGCCCCTCGCCGACGCCGGCGGCCTCTACATCAAGTGCGCCAACAACATCGCCGGCGCCTACGGCCTCATCGCCGACGTTGGTTCCTTCGTCTCCGGCGTCCCCGCAGGCCAGGTCGGCCTCGGCGGTAGGGTCATCCCCACTGGCGCAACAGCCCTGGGCGACATCTACGGCCTGGACTTTGTCGCTGGCTCAGGCAACACCTCCGCCCTCGCCAACGTCGCCGCCTGCCGCGTCATGACTTACATCATCCTCTCTACCACCGGGCTAGTCACCAACCTCACCGGCTTCCTCGCGCAGCCCCCCCAGCGCTCCGCCCTCGGCACCCAGCCCACGAACATACGCGGCGTCTGGGTCCAGGACGCCGGCGGCAACTTCACGCCCACCAACGCCATCGGCGTCGACATCGACACCATCTCCGGCGGCACCAACCGCTACGGCCTCCGCATCGCCGACATCGCTGCCGGCACCATCGCCCGCCTGCTCGAGCTCGGCCCTACACCCTACCTCCGCCTGCTCGGCTCCGGCAACTGGACGCCCACCGCCAACCAGACGCCCCTCTACCTCGCCGAAGGCGCCACGCCCACCCTCCGTCAGCTCCAGTGGAAAGCCGGCAACGCCCTCGTCGCCGGCGACAAGGTCCTCGTCCTCGTCTAACGAAAGGAGCGACATGCCCAAGTTCACCATCGACCTGACCGACAAGGCCCTGGCCGGCATCCAGGCCGAGGTCAGCCGCTACAACGCCAACGCCGGGACCGCGCTCACCGTCGCCGACTGGATCGACCTCCACCTGCGCGAGATCGCCATCGGCCCCGACCTCAACGCCGCCCTCGACCAGCTCCGCAAGCAGGCCGAGGCCGACGTCAACGCTGCCCTCACCGCCGCCATCACCGCCGCCCGCGCCGAGCTCCTGGCCGCGCTGGCCGCACCATGATCGCCCTCTACGCCATCGCCCACGCATACGCCGCCGCCGTCATCTGCGCTGCCGCCACCTCCGCCCACGCGCTCACCCTCACCCTCCTCGCCGCCGCTCCTAGGTCTCCAACGTCACGCCAAGGCAACACCCCCTCAGAATCGCACCACAGCCCCTCTCACACAATTGTTCACACGCTTACACCCGTGCTAAAGTGGCCCCGTGACAACTGACCCCGTTCGCGACATCAGCTGGCGCGGCGAACGACTCCTGCCCTTCCCCATCGCCGGCGACGCCCTCCGCTACAAGCGCCTGCCACCCGCCAGCGTCAACGCCGTCTCCATCCACCACACCACCGGCGACGGCCTACCCGCCACCGCCACCGCCGCCCAGGAGATCGCCTACCTGCGCACCATCGACACCTTCCACCGCACCACCCGCCGCCTGGACGCCATCGGCTACCAGCTCGTCGCGTTCGCCAGCGGCCGCGTCTACGTCGCCGCCCCGCTCGACCGCTACGGCGCCGCCGTCGCCCTCCAGAACAACCACACCATCTCGATCGCCCTGCCCGGCGACTTCACGACCACGCCGCCAACACCCGCCCACCTTCACGCCGCCGCCCACGCCATCACCCACGTCTACACCTACCTCGGCCGCCAAGTCCTCGCCCGCCCACATCGCTACTGGCGCGGCACCGCCTGCCCAGGCGACACCTGGCCCAGCTGGTCCCAACCCCTCGGAGCACAAGCAATCGCCCTGCACCCAACCACAGAGGAGGACGACATGGGCATGACCCCCGAGCAAGAGAGCCGCCTGCGATCCGTCGAGAGCCAGGCCCACACCCACGCAGCCACAGCGCCACCACCACCACCCCCACCACCACCAGCGCCGGCCCAGCGCACCTACACCGTCCGCGCCAGCGACGGCGCCGACGGCCTATCCGGCATCGCCATGCGCAAGCTCGGCAACGCCGCCCGCTGGCCCGAAATCGCCAGCCTAAACGGTATCCCCGAGCCCTACGTCATCCACTCCGGCCAGGTCCTGAGGCTGCCCTGATGCCCACCAAAACCCGCGTCGTCACCACCACCAAGATCACCACCATCGCACCCCTGCTCCCCGTCGCTCTCGCCACCCACCAATACCACGTCGCCGCCCTCTGCATCATCTGCGCCGCCCTCGAGACCATCGCCGACCAGGAGCGCGCCAACGTCACGCCCGCCCAAACGTAAGCCCGGCGCCCAGCCCGGCAACACCAACGCCGTCAAGACCGGCTTCTTCGCCCGCGCCCTACCGGCCGCCCGCCGCATCCAGTACGAGATCGCCCTCGGCCTCGACCCCCTCGACCTCACCGACGCGATCGCCCTCCTCAAAGAGCGCATCCAGCTCCTCATCAAAGCCGAAGAAGACGCCCAGCAAGACCGACTCGACATCCTCATCCCCGCCCTCGGACGGTTGACACGGATGGTCGCCACCCACTACCATCTCAGCCAGTCCGACACCCACCAGCTCACCGAGGCCACCCGCTCCGTCCTCCAGGAGATCGAACGGACACTGGGCGGCCCACAGGAGGACTAGCGTGGACGCCTTCTTCACCGACTGCCAGACAGCCGCTACCGCCGTCCAGACCGCCGCCCTCGTCGGCGTCGCCACCGCCCTCGCCGCCTTCGCCTTCACCGCCGCCTACATCATCCGCACCGTTCGCCGCTGGTCCGTCTGGTCCGGATCGGCGAACCCCCCCAGCACCAACGACGACTAGCCCCACCGAGGCAAGCACCATGCGCAACCTGCTAACCGTCGTCGCCATCTACGGCATCGGCGTCGCCACCGGCATCACCTACGCCCTGCTGGCCCTCACCTAGGCTTTGGCGCACCAACCGGACCCGCCGACGCCCTCCGCTCGGCCCACCGCGTAGCAGCCCGGCACGACGCCACACGAGGCCCCCCGCCTGCGCGCCACCTTAGGGCGGCTCGGCGCGGGTGGGCACCCTGCCCCTCGCAAGCTCCCCAAACCCCGCGGGTCCCGCGCCGCCCGCCCACGGTCGCGTGCATGGCAACCCCTCGCTCGCGGCGCGACACCCCCTGGCTTCGGTCGGCGGGCGCGGTGAACCCCGCCCCGCCCCACATCGCCCCCGCGCCCGCTCGCCTCCCTCGCCCCCGATGCTGACACCGCCCCTCGCGCGCCGCCAGCTCCCACCCCTACGGCGGCGGCAACGACTCCCATCCACCGCAACCTGAGTCGTTTTCCGAAAAAGGGACGCAGCAGCGCGCGAGACGCGCGTAGCGGTGGCCCGCAGGGCGGGCAAACGAAAGCGGCCAGAGGCCTGCCGGGCCTACACCTTGGTACGGGGGC